ACCAAACTCGGTACGAACGATGTCGACCTGAGTGTTGGTGCGAGCTTGACGGCTCAGGGCGCGACGAGCGGACTTCGACATGATCAGATACTTACGACCGCCTTGGGCGTCCACAGCATCGATAGCTTCGTCGAGGGTGCCCAGGTCCAGAGCCTGACCAGCGGCGGTGCCGTTCTGGAAATACTGGCTGGAGCCAGACTGAATACGAGCGGCCAGGCCGTCGAACTCAGAGGGGGACTGGTTGGAGTCGCCGTTGATGAACAGAGCTTCCCAAGCCATGCGCATTGCGCGGACGCGGGACTGGATCTGATAAGCCTTGGCCTCAGCGCCTTCGAGGTCGACGATAGCGCGGTCAACCTTGATGTCGCCACCGAAGAGCTTCAGGCTCTCGGACTGTTGGCTGACTTCAGCATAGCTCTCAGCCAGGGCACCGTTGTAGTTACGGAATCCCACATCGGGAAGAGCTTCTTCACGCTTCCAGAAAAGGCCGTTGCCTTCAATGTTGCGGAAGGGGAGTGCAGACATGAGCTGGCCAGCAGCAAGCTCGGTCACAACCGCCAGTTCCTGGGGGGTGCGAGCATGCTTCTGGGCTTCCAGAAGAGTAAGTGCCATTGTTAGATCCTCAAAAAAATGGATGAACTAGGTTTGGTGAATCGGTCCACGTCTCGTGGTATCCGCAGACACCCTTCCAAGCTCAGCCGTCTCGGCCTTACTGTACGGGTGCTCTATAAGAAGGATACCTATTTAAGAAAAATGGGGGCAAAAGCCCCCGGGACGTAAACTTATCTTGGTATCACTTAAAGGCTCGCTGGAAAAGCTCCTCGGGGGAGAGCCCAGTCAGATCCTCAACAGGCATACCATTTGTGTCGGTACCGCCGTAGCCGATACCTGCGCCCGCACCCTTGGCGCCCTTGAAAAAGGTGCCGTAGATCGGGTGAACCTTGTACGAAGAGACAAAGTCCTCAGGGGTGATGCGCTTGCCAGACTCTTTGTCCAGCAGGGGATCGCCAGCGGCGTCCACTACAGTCAACGAGCCATCGGCTTCCTGGCGGAAGCGGGTTTGCATCTGCTGAGCGAACATGTCGTAGAACGACACGCCGTCTGCAGCGTCGGAGCGGCCACCAGCGGCGAAGAAGACCTTCTCCATGGCAGTGCGCTTCTTGTACTCAGCCAATGCGGCCTTAGCGGCATCAGCCTCTTTACGCGCTTCTTGAGCCTGAGTAGAGTACTTGGTTTCAATAGCGTCGCGAGCCTCACCCCACTGAGCCTGCAAGCGGGCAGCCTCGGCGGCCTCCTGCTGCAGCTTCATGTACTCGTCGGGGTTGATCTCAGCGAACTTCTCAAGATGAGTTTTGCTCTCCTTGAGTTCGCGCTCGTACTGTTTACGAGCATCGCGTTCGGCCTTCAGGGCCTTGAGAAGGTTTTCAGCCTCGGAGCGGGGCATCATCTCTTCGCCAGTGGCGGCGGGAGCCTTAGCCTCAACTTCGTTAGCTGCAACCGGAGCTTCCATCTCGGGAGCTTTGTTCTCTTCGGACATGGTTTCTCGGGCGTCTCACCCGTTGAAATTACGCCCGTAGTATGCCTATCGACTGTTTACTACGAAGACGAAGGAGGGCCGCTACCTCCCATCCAGGCGTCGAGCTGGTCTTCAACCTCCTGCACAGTGTCTCCGTAGAACCACCCAACTACGCCCGACCTGAAATCATCATCGGCGCCGCAACCCAGTCCCACCGCTGTATTCATGAAAAGCACGTTATCTAAAACGCCATCTATGTAAGCAAAGATATACTGATTGCCAACGGTTGCGCCACCCCCCGTGCAGTTGGTGAGTCGCGTAATAGTCACCCCTCCACTATATGAAGGGTGTTCCCCGCATGGACTGGTTTCGAATGAACTACCCTCACCCGAACCACAAGGGAGCTCTGCAACGCCAGCAGTGTATGTCCTGAGCCTTCCAAGGCCGTCATAAGAGGGTTCGATATTTACTACAATGGAACTAGCACTCCTAAGGTTAGTCATGTTACTATACCCCCATGCTCCGATGTAGCTAGCCTCTGTGAAGCAGTCACATGCGGAGTCGTCAAAAGTGAGTCCCGAAAAGCACGGGTTTTGCGGATCATAGGCCACCCCGTCGTTAACACCACCCACGCATCTGGTCTTAATGCTGCAATCGTCCATGTCCGCTGGCTTGACTGCCATCTCAGCGGCTCCATTTCTTCTTGGGACAAAGCGCGTTGGGGTCGCCGCCAATCCAGGTTTTGGCTTCCATGAAACAGCCGCATTCGGAACAACGCTTGCTGTCTTCAATAAAGAATGGGCAATTCTTGCACGTGTCGTAACGCTCGTTGCGAATCTCTTCCGAGACCTTGCCATTTACAATAGCTTGGCCAACATTGCCGACAAGACCCCTGGCCATCTTGCCAAGACCCGCGTTGACTTTAGTGGCATGAACTGGCCTGGGGTTGGCAGCCTGCGATGTCGCCACGAGTTGCCTGTGACGGCTTCTTGGCCACGCAGAAACGGGACCCGTTGGGGGAACCCCGTTACAACTCAGCTCCTGAAGGATGTCCATGCCCGACGAAAACGCTGGGCTAGTATGCCTATCAGTACGGAGCCGTTGGCGGCGTGAAATTAGCCGTATAGTGAGCAGTGCCGACGTCATATCTGAACTCGTCAAGGTAACCAGGATTCGCCGTACCGTTGTTGCCAATCCACAGGTCTGGGCCAGCAAAGAAATTGGCTGAATTCGCCTGATCGACGGTCGTTGTTTTTGTGCCATTCAGGTATAGGTTCATAACATTTGAGGCCCTGACTACGGCAATGTGATTCCAGGCGTCGCCCGTTGGGGTTCCTGTAAAGTACATAGTAGTAAAACTCGTACCGTTGGTACTGTAGTCAAACAAGAAAGAAGCAAAGTAGCTGTCCCATTTCACTCTCCACGCCAGATCAGATTGGGTTGTAGCTCCCATTCCAGCAATATTCACCGACCCAGATACCATTGCTGCGGTAAAGTAAATCCAGCAGTCCATGGTGAAATCCTGAGTGCCAATATCTAGGGCGGCGGCATTGGCGATCGAAAGGTAGTGGCCACCAGATGTGCCAAAATAGGCAGATGCAGTGCCAAACTTCACCTGCGTAGTGCTGGTTTGGACATTCGCTCCAATAACGCTAACCGTGTACCCATTAGCACCGCTATCTGTGAATGTCGTACCGCCGTTTGCACCATCCATGTGGAGCAGGACCGTGTCACTTGATCCTGCGGAGGCTGGTTCCCACGCCAAAGTAGACCCAATGTAGATCTTGGATACGTCACTAGAGCCAACCTTGACCCCAGCAAATGCAGAACTTCCGAAGTATCCCATTAGACAATGAAGTAAACGGTGCTAGCGTCGGGAGTACCCAACGCGTCGTAGTTTGCCTGAGAGATGGTTACGATGTTGTCGATGGCAGAGGAGCCAGATCCACCCTGCGTGACGTCGGAGTCCACTGGGGGAGTGCCAGACAGATCAGAGTAGTCCAGCTGGGCGTCGACCCACGCGGATCCGTCGTAGCGGAGAACCTCGCCGGTGGCAGCGGAGGTCAGCGTGACATCACTCAGGTCACCGATAGAGGAAACAGCTAGGTCTGCCCTCGTAGCGACAAGGGCGCCGCCTTCAACCATGTATAGCTTATCTTCGTCCTTGGCGTATAGCAGCTCGCCCTCAAGTAGGTCGCCCAAGTTCGCGGTCAGCGCACTCTTCAAGCCGCGAGCGACTCTTACTGGTACGCGGTTAGAAGGTACTGCCACGGATCAAAATCAGCTAGGCTAGTATTCCTAGGTGATATCTCCGCCGTCTGCCATTCCGATCACAACAAGCTCGATAGGTTTGTCCTCTGTCGTAGTGTCCAAGTCGCCGCCGCCCCACACGCCAAACACAAAAGCACTGTCTACAGTGGTGCCGTCAATGTCGCCACCGTCGCCACGTCCAAGCGTGGCAGAGCCACCTCCGCCGCCAGAGATTGTTACAATCGCACCCGTGGAGTCAACCGTGTACAGCTTAGCGGAACCCTCCTCGCGACCAATAACCAGTTCGCCCTGCTGGATCTCATCCGTGCCACCCGACCCAATAGCAGACTCAATCGCCGCCTGAGCATCCGTGGAGTTCTTAAGGATAATCCTGTCAGGAAAAACTGCCACGGCGACACGAAAGCTAGACTAGGATACCCAGGGTCTAAAGACTCATGCAGATCCTGTCGGTGATCACGCTCGACAAAAAAAGTCGGGAACGAGGCGCTAGGACAGGGGGAGAGACAGTCGCATGTGTTGTCGGCGAATGCCATAAGGGTCGGCCCCGCAGTATTGCTATTCAGGGCAGCGATCATCAGGGGCGCCTGGGCAGCAGATGTCGTCTCAGCTGGAGCAGCTCGGATCGGGAGAGCATTTACCATTAGCACCGCAAAGCTGACAGTTGGGGCAGTCATTATGGCAGTTGCAGTCGGGCTCTTTACACGTTGACGACACACCGCTCACGTCGCAATCGTAATACAACAGGCAACCTTCGCCACCCGCCTCGATACATCCAGAGGCGGTGTTGCGATGACCCGGCTCGTTCGGAGGCAGATCAGGGCAGCTGCCTGGCTGGCAGAGTGTCTTAGGTTCGCAGTCACCCTCGCAGGGGCCCTGCGGAGCCCCTCCAGGGCCAGAGGACGGGCAAAGATTCTGACAGTCTTGCTCCAGCAAGTCTTGGCACTTGTTCGTCAGTGACAAGCCATCGGTTCCGAGCGGCTGGCAGCACGTCTTGCTAATGGTCTCTCCATCGCTGCAGTTTTCGCATTCATAGTTATAGATAGTAACGCACTCCTGGCAGCTGCTTGAATCAGGTACAACCGTGCCATTCTCATCACACCTGTGGCAGTCGGGAATGGGTTCATTTTTGCAATGACATGGGCTTCCAGACTGGAGGGGTCTGCAAATACCGCTAGCCGACACAAACTGCTCGTCGCAGTAACTGCACTCGTCGCAGACCAGGCCGTTACAGCCCTCGGCAGTCGTGCCAGTGGAGGCGCCATAGGCCGTACAAAAGGTGCTGCAGCCAATCTGCGGGGGCGGCTCACAAAAGCAATTCACGGTGCCAAACGCATCATAACGGCATTGACGCGAACCCTGGGGGCAGTCGCTGTCCAGACTGCCGCCACACTCTGTCAAGGAGCAGCCAGTAACGGTGCAGCCGTCGTCCCCGTAGACGGGCGTCCAAGCAAAGGACTTGTAGACGGTGCCGTTTGCGGTACCTTGCTGGCTTACCGCATCACCCGAGGCAAGAATTGCGCCAGTCTGAAGGTCGCGAATCTGAACGCTGTTTCCGCCGCAACCGCCACCACCAGTGCCCTCTCCGCAAGTGCCGCCAGTCGAGCTCTGCTGTGAACTCTTTTGCACGCACCGACCGCCCACGCAGGCGTAGCCAGATGCGCAGTCTCGAGAGCCTCGGCAGGCGGTACCACCAAAAGCCGTATTAAAGTTGCCAGTATTTAGAAAGCCGCTAGCGGCCTGCTGACGAGTAGTGCGACCACCAAAGCCCCAGTTACCCCAGCTCATTTCGGCAAGTCAGCTGGACTAGGATGCCAAGGGGTTGTAAAACCCTGCGTTAGGATCATAAGGCTTGCCCGTATTGACATCAATTAACAAAGAAGCGAAATTCACCTTCTTCCAGGTCGATAAGGTATCGGCAATAAAGAGCTCAACCTGATTGGGATAGCTGGGATTTTGGTGTGCTGCAATTTGACCGACGCAGCTTGGGGTGGTGGACTCAACTGCACCACCCGGAATTGCGTATGAAGAGACCGTTGCAGGGTTGACAGGAAATATAGTTACACAAGCTGGAGGCAGAACCTTCCGCCCGCCTACTCCGTCCCGTTTAGCGGATCCGATAACAAGTCTGGCAGGCTCAATACTCATTGGACGACTTTAAGAAAACGGTTACCAGCACCGTTGACAATATACAACTCAAACCGGCTAGTGGAACCATTGTACCAAGCCACTAACTGGCCAGGCGGCCTGGATGGCGTGAAAACCTGACCAGCGCTGGGCTGAGACGATAAAATTTCTACCGCAAAGACGGGAGCATCCTGAATGCTCTGACTTGCGATAGCGGAAGGATTGATTGCCATTTTACCACTTGCTGTAGTACACGCCCTTTGCGAAGGACAATTCGACGGCCGCACCCGCAGGTATAGAGGTAAAGCCGATGGGCTTGGTCACGTAGTTCTTGGATTTGTACTCCACAATACCCGCACCAGTGGGGTCAAGCTTAACCCAGCGGCCAGTCACACTGCCCTCGAAGTCGCCCTCAATCAGCTGGTTTGACTCAATGCGCTCCAGGTCGACAAGGCGCTGAGCGTCGGAAATTCGCAGTATGTCGTCAAGGAGTGCCATCAGACTGAGTAGTAGCCGAACTGCTTGAGATTCCAGTAAAAGACCGTCTCGTTACCACCGGTAAGGTTGACGGTGTTCGGAGTCTGAGCCACCGACAAAAGTTGCTCAGAGCTGCTGTAGACGGTGCTTACGGTCGTCGTAATGTCTCCAGCGGAGGCGGCGACCGCACCGGCCGCAACCAGGACAGCTTCCTGGATCTGAATTGAGTCAGACGCAGCGTAGCCGTAGCCAGCCTGCTTGATCGTCAAGGCGTAATCGATAGTGGCGGCACCAGAGTTGGTGATCGTCAGGTCGACGGTCAAGCCAGCACCAGAACCACCTGTAACCGCGGGCAGGTCGGTGTAAGTGCCATTAACACCAGCAGAGGGAGCTCCGCTGTTGGCCGCCAGTGCGGTGATATTGCCGTTACCCTCCACCAGAGCCACATGAGAAAAGGAGAGCGCGGTTCCGCCGCCGTCGTGCGCGAAAACAGTCGCCTTAGTGGCCAATGCTACACCATCGTCACTGTAGGCACTTACATCGCCGCCAGCATAAGAGATGACTTGGCGAGTATATCCGCCAGTACCGGCAACAACTTCATTGGTCAAAAACGTAGCGTCACTGGTCGTGCCAGGGATGTAGCTCGTACCAGGAGCGTTAATCAGCCGCGCTTCGTAGTATTTGCCCACAAAACGGTTCGTAACCTGTGCCGTTAGCTCGGCGGGTGAGATTTTAGCAGCAATCGCCATAGCACGTCATCAGAGTCGTCCGTAGGATTCCTATCAGGCAAAGATGTCAGCATCGACCACAGTCGCGTTGGTAGTGATCACGTTCCCAAGGTAATCAGTGGGGATCTGACCGTTCGGCTCAAGAGCAAGCACGTCACCAGCAGTGACAATGATCCCGCCAACAAAGCAGGTAAAGGCTTCCTTTATCTCAACCGTCTCCTGAGCGGGAACCGGAGGGGCAGGATTGGTGAAGGTCATCAATGCCTGCGTCATGAAATGAACGTCAACATTGAAGAGAAAGCTACCAGAGTCAACAGAAGTTTCCTCGCTAACAGAAGGAGGCAGAATAGGGTCGGGAGGCGGGCCCTCGGGTATCTCTCCGCCAATAGTGTTACTAGGAACGGTTACGGTGCCGTTAGAGGTACCAATCCAAACACCATTAGTTACAACAACAGATCCTTCTTCGCTTACGCCCCACTGACATGCGTCCATGCGCATAGCCATTAGTACGCCCTTGGTGGAGTCGTAGTAACGAAATGGATGGCCAGGATTCCAGCCATCGGCAATCTCTTCGCGCAAGGCTTCACCGAGCTGAATACTGTAGGCCTCGCCCTTGGTCCAGGCCTTAATATAGGCTGAGTACTTTTCCACAATATCATCGATGGCCTCCTGTGTGTCAAACAGCAAAGGGACTGGGATAGATTCTTTGGCGATGTAGGGACCAGACTCTTCGGGCGGCTCCGTGTAAATGTCCTCGTACAGTAGCAAGGTGAGGAATTTATCAATCGTTGCAGTAGTAGCAGTATTCACCATGTCAGGAATCAATGGATTAGTACTAATCGTGGTCGAGATCCGACGCTCGAAAGTTTTAATACCATTGAGTGCATCAATGTCACCCGAAATCCCAGAGCCCCTAGCGGTAATGCTAGTATAGGTAGTAGTTTCTTGAGTGTTGGAGTTGTTGGCGTAAGTGTACTCGGTAATAACTCTGTTTACGCGATACATTTCAGTTAAGCTCAGCGTCTGAAAGTCCTGGGCGACACCGTTCACGACACCAGAGCGCCAGTTAAAAGGCTGAGCGCCAGACAGAGTCGTATTGTAAGTGTCCGTCACAGTCTTGACCAGCTCGTTAGCCTCACCGTAGTAATTCAACTGCTCGGTATAACTTAGCACAATTTCATTCATGCCCTCAGTTTCACATCCACCGTTAGGCTGGCAAGCAGTAGCCCAGGTGTAACGGCAATAAGCGAATTTATCCGCAAAGTACTGCTGGTTGGCTTCTAGGGCCGGACCACGAACTTCGGAGTAAACCCGCGAAACCTGGCCAGCGGGGCCATTGTACTCAGTTTGACGGTCTTCGTAACGCCAAGCGGGTAAGATCAAAGGCGTCTGCTTGGTCTCATAGCCCTCGTTGCAAGAGGGAGTGCCGTTGTCGTCGGGCTGATCTGGCGTGTTGCCGCAAGAGCTTGTTTGACCGGTAGAGGCCACTGCGGTCTGGGTTCCAGTAATACTGGTTAATGTCCCATCGTTTACGCGCTCGTAAACGACAGCAGGGTATGTCAGGTAGTAGTAAGACTCAGTCTCGGTCAGGTCAATCTTACCAGTTTGGTCACTGGCCACATCGTCGGCGGGAACCTGGTAGGTAAGCTCAATTTGGTCAGGGATAGGTCGGGTACCGGCCAATGGAGCTGCACTCAAAGCCGTGACACCAAGAACGGAAACCCATTCACCAGCGTCTACTCCAGCAGTACTGTCGCCGCCGAAAAAGGTGCCCACCACGAAGTCGCCCTGATTGTCCTGGAACAGGTACTTTCCAGCTGAGGCGAAAGATGCAGAAACGTTGGAGTACGTTCGCTGAGCAACGTCCAGCGGGATCGGGGCCAGACCTATGAGCTCATCAATCTCTTCAGTTAGCGCGGCTAGGGCCAAACGGCAACCAAGCTCAATCTCAAGCTGGTTACTCTGCGGGTTGTAGCTGGTGCCGATGATATACAGCCAGCCACGCGGGTGAGTAGCTACCGTGCCGCTAGGATAACTCATCCGAATGACAACAAGCACGCCGCGCTTGAAATTATTCCTGTCGTAATCTTCGACGTTATAGCCGCCGGGCTTTTGACCCAGGATAAGAGTGCCAGTCGTAGCAATTAAGCCTTGCTTTTGCGCGGAAGAGTCAGAGCAGGTCCAGCTGATGAGAGAGTCAGTGTAGTTAACGCCGTCAATAGTCAGTGAATGGAGCCGTGATTGATTAACGAGGTATGCCATCTATCAAACCTCCGACAGGCCGAAAGCGACCATCATGTGGGTTGGGCTCATGCGAGTATAAGTTGGATTAGTGCTAAAAATTGCAGAACCATTGACCGTACCACCAAAGGTCGAGTCCTCAACCGTCACCGCAGCTGCCAAGCCATTGGAGCGGTCGGCGTCCCACGCCTGAAACATGACGTCAAAGCTTGCAGCATCCGCCGTGGTCATCGGGCTCGAAACCGCCCAGATATACTTCTGACGGTAAGGTGCTCCAGCAATAATTGAAGCACCGTTAGCTGACTGACTAAAAGTCGCACCAGCCTGGTATGCCCTGGGTAGCTCAGCTCCAGAGAACTCAGAGAACGTAAAGCTGTAGTTCGGAGACCCCGCGTTTGGCGTGTATGAAACTGTTATCGTCGACATCAGAATGCGGGCCTGGCTGGATTAGTTTGCCGACAGCTCTTCTAGCGACACGCCACTCGCCAGCAGTTTATATTTTGCAATGTTGTCCTCGTCGTAGCCAC